TCATATTTCATTTTCCTTTATATTTTCCCGTGGGAAATTTTTATCCAATTGTTTTTTACAAAAAGCGTTATATCTATCAACTTGATTTTCATAAAAACTTATTGCACCTTGAAGTTCATTTTTTCTAGCTTTAAATAGATCTAAATCTTGTTTTCTTACCATTATTTGAATTTCATCACTTACTTCAACTTTTTCAAGTTCATAGCAAACATATTTATCTTTAAAAACAATAGGTGCAGTTTTTTGACTACATCCAGAAAATATAAAACTAAAAATTAGTGATAATAAAATTGTCTTTTTCATCTTGCTTTATATCTCCTCTTCTTATAACTTCTTGTTTAACTTTTTCACTATGCTTTATCATTTCTATTTTTTCATTTTGATTTATAGTTTTTTCTTTTGAAATATCTGTTTGAAGCAACATAGCTTTGTTCATCTCTTCTATTGCAACAGTTGTAGCATCTTCTAGTTCTTTGTACTCTTTTTCTTTATTTTCAAGTTTAGTTTTTGTACTTTCTAACCTAAAATTTAGATATAAAGAATATGCTCCTAAACTCACAAAAAATATAATAAATATCATCATTAAAGCCCCTTTATACTTTACAATTAAACTACTAATCATCCAACTTTCCTTTTTTATTAAATAAGTCTTTTAATATTTTACTTGCTTGAAGCAAAGCATCATGTTCAGACACTTTGTGTTTTTCTCTAATCACTACTATATTTCCAACAATGCTTATTAATTCAGCAAGAATGAACAATCCAACAAATAAATTAGCAATAAAGTTAAGTTCAGGAACAACAGAAATACCCAGAAAAATCATATAAAGGGCTATCAATAATCCTGATTTTTTTATAATCCCAGTTGTTATTGGATGAGATGAAAGTTCTTTTAATATATACCCTTTGTAAATACCTGTTAGTGTATCTACTGTCATCAAAATACATAAAACAAAAAAAGTCTTATGGGGTATTCCTGCATAATCAAGAGTGATTAATACATAAGAATAAAATACTAAAAAGTACAACTTTAATAAAACTGATATATCATTCAAAGTTTGTATATTCATAATTTACTCGCTTCAATAAATAAGTTATCTAATTGCTCTTTTGTTAGTTCTAGTTCATCTTCTAAATAACTTACTAATGGATTTGTTCTTTCTATTGTTGTTGCATATTCCCACTCTATTTTTATCTCATCATCTACACTATCTTCAATCAAAGTAGCTGCTTGTTTATATTTACCCATTTTATGAAGCATTAATCTACATTGTCTTTGAGTAATAGAACTTGGAACATATACAATCTCTTGTTCTATTTCAGGTTCTACATAATCAGCTATTATTTGTGATTTACAATATATCTCTAATGGATACTCTTTATTTTTCTTTACATCAAAAAAAGTATGTATATTCTCTGTATCTTCTAAATTTAAAGTCATAGGTATCTCTCCTAACTCTTCATTAGTTGCAAATAAATCTATCAAAGTTTTATCCTTTGAAGCATATTTTAAATCTCTTATTTTTATAAATTGCATTTTATTTTCCTTTACTAGGCTATTCTTAGCCATAAGCTTGCTTTTTTTGTTTTTTGATTTCCAGGAAGCTGTACATTTGTACCACCGCATGATCTCCAAGTACCAGACAAAGTACCTTGTCCAGCAAGATACATAGTCTTAGCTGTACCTACAGAAGGAAGAGCATCTTGTATGAATGAAGCAGGAATTAAAGTCGAACCTGCAACTGTTCCACCTAATGGTATATCTGCAAGAACATTATGATATGCAAAAACATAAGTACCGACTGATAAACTACTTGAGACAGATGTATGGATATTTATATTTCCACTTCCATCAAAAGCTGCACTACCAGTTACAGCTCCACTTATTACAATATTTCTAGCTGTTGTTAGTTTATCTGCACTTGCTACATTTGTAGGAACTGTATCTGTTATTTTTACTCCTATTGAAGTCAAATATGTTTTAAAATGTATAGGTGACATAACTCTTAGATAGTTATCACTTTCAGCGTTATTTCTAAAACAGATACCTGAAGTTTCAGAAGCTTGATTATTTTCATAATTTGTTCTAAATAATCTAGCTGTTACATCTGCTACACTATCTCTTGCTACTATTGTATTTGCACTAGCTGCTGTTGTTTGTGTAAAACCTCCTAATTTATATGAATTAGGAGTTATAGAAGTTACATCAAATGAAGTATTAAGTGATACATTTCCAGAAAAATCAACATTTACATTTCCTACAATAGCTCCTGCAAGAGCAAAGTTTCTAGCTGTTGTTAGTTTCGAAGCAGATAAAACCTTTTTATCTGTATCTTTTGTATTATCTACTTTATCAAGTCCTAGAGTATTTTTATTTATAGGATTATTCTCTAGATTTTGTTGCACATATAAATTTACTTCATTTATAATCTCATTTGTTTTTGTATTTAGTGCATTTATTAGTTGATTTACTTCACTTGTGTGTTGTATTAACCAATCCCAAGAATACGAAGCATTCTCTCTAAAGTTTGCACTACCTTCAACTGCTTTTTTTTGTGTATTAAATGGTGTTAAATTATCTATAGTTGCCATATTAAACTATCCCTTCTATTTCAATTTGATATTGTGTAAAATCTAAACCTATTGGTTTATCAAAGTCTCTAAAAAATCCAAATGCTGTTAAAGCATTCAGACTATTATCTTCTCTCTCAGCACCTATAAAGAGCAAAGGTTTGTCTGTATACTCTTCTAGTATGTTTTGAACTTGAGATATTCTTTGTGTTTCAACGATTACATTTAAAACTACTCTTTTATAAACTCTTGAGTTTGTAAACTTTATAGTTCCATCTGGCAATCTCTCTTTTGAGGCAATATTTCTTATAGAGCTTACAGGCTTTGGTTCTGTTAATGTAGCTCCCAAATTTATACTTCCACCAAACATTAACAAACCACATTTTGCTATATTGCCTTGTTTATTTATCTCAATTTTTAAAGTACAGTTTAATGAAAAAGGAATATTTTTAAAAAATAAAACTTTTTCACTAGCACTTTTTGCAACAGTCCATTCGTACCAGTTACTAACATTTCTTGTATGTGTTATTTTTGTTTGTGAAAAAATTAAGTCGTTATATCTATTATAAAGTTCAACTTTTACCCAAAAAGCTTCAAGATTAAAAAAACAAACTGTATCTATATCAGAGACATTAAAAGAGTAAGTTATTGTATTTGGATTTGAAGCTATACTATCTATATACTCATCAAACATTCGATATTTATTTGTTTTACCTTTATAAAACCAATTTAGATTATTTTTGTCTTGAGTTGGAACAATACCTTCATTATTATCTTTTAAACTCTCATATATAGAATCTCCAAACTGTACAGTTTGATTTAAAGAGTAATTAACTGTTGAACTAAATACAGGAATACCAGCTTCAACTTCAGGAATATTACTATCTAAGATAACAACTTCATCTCTTGGAACTATTACCATTAAAGATTACCTCCTATTTTAGCTTCTATTATTTGCACCTCTTTTCTAACTTTTCTTAACTCTTCAAATCCTTGAATACAAATAGTGATAAGATTCTCTATTGTTTTAATAACCTTTGCGTTATCTCCTAAGCTTAAATTCCCATCTCTTAATCCATCAGCAAAATTTCTAGGAATTATCGCTTCACCTTTATGTATTTGTGCTATTTGGTCATACTCTATATTTGTACTTCCTACAGAATAAGAGTTTAAAGTTGTTTTTGATTTTGCATTTTTATCTTTATTTAGTAAAGTTTCTTTTCTAATCTGCTCTAAAATATTTGATAAATCTTTCTGTAAAAATGGATTTAATTTTTTGATATGATCATAAGTAGTTAAATCATAAGATTCACCACCTTCTTTAAACCCAAGCAAATTTGATATATAAGAGAATAAATCTTTACTATCAAGAGAGTTTAAATCTTGTAAGCTTTCGATTAAAGGTTTTGCTGTGTTATATGAAACTCCTAAAAGTTGCATAATATCAACTTGCTCTTGTTTACCTATATAATCATTTTTTGTAAAAGATTGTGTACCAAGTTTTTCTAACTCTTTTTGATTTGAGATATTTTCTTGTTTATTATCTATATTAAAATAGTTACTTTTTCCAACAAACTCCAATATCTTTTTAATAGTTTCATCACTTAATCCAGATATTTTTTCAAGTTCATCCTTTGATATAGTACCATCTTTAAAAGCTAGTTGAAGTTGTGCAAGTTGTAAAGATTCTAAATCTAAAAGGCTTCCTAAACCATCAACTATTTTTACTTTTACTACATCATTTGCTAAATCAAACTGTTCTATATCTTTTTCAAATTTAGATATTAAACTACTTGTTAAATCATCATCTTTAGAAGCTATATTTTTTGCAATAGATGATATTTCACCATAAAGTGATTTTACAGCATCAAATTCTACACCATCTTTTAAACTTCCATTCTCATTAAAATACTCTTCAAAGTTTGCTCTTTTTTGATTATAAGTTATGATATTTGATTTTAAATCAGAGTTTGAAGTATTAAAACTATTTATAAATCCAAGTGCAATATCTTTTAAAGATTTTAGACTATCTCCCACTTTTTCTAAACTTAATACAAAACTATTAAAACTACTATTGCTTAGTTCATCTATCTCTTTTATAAGTTCTTCCAAACTAGAAGTTGTTTTATCACTTACTTGTGCAAAAGATCCACTTAAAGTTATTAATCTTCCATATAGTTCTTGTCCAGAACTTGTTGTTAAATCTATACTATCAATTAAACTTCTAAAGTTATCTTTTGAAGTTGGTAATACAATATTTAAAGAGTTAAAATTATCTATTAGTTGCTTTGTATCAAAAGTAAGTTGTTCATCATTATTTAAAAAATTATCAAAAAAATCTTTGAAACCATCTTGTAAAGCACTAATACTTCCAGCTCCACTTATCATAGCTCTTGTTAAACCATAAGTATCATGCCCTAAATATCTTATTCTATCTCTAAAATCATCTAAGATTGTATAAGTAGAATATAGTTCATCTGCAGTTGAGTTAAGACTTTGAATTATGTCTAATAATCCACTATTAGCACCATATGTTCTTTCTTCAAAATTTTCTATGCTTTGATAAAGTGCTTCAAACCCTACTTTACCCTGTTTATTTACGATATCTGTATATTTTATATCTTCAAAACCTTGTCCTAATCTTTTAATATAAAATCCAGCTTCTTCCATACCAGTTGCAACTCTTGTTAAAGTTTCAAACATACCTTCACCAACAGCTTGGAACTCTTCAAGAGCTGGAAAAGCAGTTTTAGCTAAATCATCTCCTAATTTACTAAAAATATTTCCTAATATCTCTTGAATTTGAGCAGAGCTCTTATCTTTTAAAGATATTTTTCCAAGACTCACAATAAATTTTGAGAGATTATTTTGAGTATCTTTTTCTAAACTATCCAATGCAACACCTGCACTTAATACTGTATCATATAGATTATTTAGAACTAAAGTAAATTGTCTGTTTGTCTCTTTATCTAAATCTTGAAAATATGATTTATAAGATGTTGATGTTGAACTTCCAAACCAACTCTTTTTTTTCTTAACAGTTTTTATAGTTTGATAAGCATCTCCATCTAAATCTTTTAAAGCTTGAGCTAAACTAATGTCATTAAAAGTAATTCCTGAATCATGCAGTGTTTGTTTAATAGAAGTTTTTCCAAAAACCCCACCTAAAACTTTATTTATTCCACTACCTAAAAAACCAACTATATCGCTTATAACTGGAATTTTTAATTTTGATAGTATTAATCCAGCTCCACCACTTATAATAGCAGTTGCTAAAGTATCACTAATACTAATCTTATTTTTAAAGTCTGTTTCAAATCCTTCAAATCCTTGTCCTAAAGCAAATCCAGCATTATTTATTAAAATCTTTGTAATACCTGCAATTTTACTCTCAATACTTTGTACAGCTTTATTCATATCTTGTAAAACTTGAAATTGAGGTTTTGCAAAGTCTTCTAAAATAGATAAAGAGTTACTTATACTTTCACTTTTTGCACTACTATCTCCTAAAATAGAACCAACTCCTGTATTTGCTTCCATTTTAGAAAAACTATCCCAACTTTGACTCTCTTTATTCATCCCAAAAGCTATACCAATACTTCCAAGTAAAGATTGTACAGTTGCAGCCATAGCAATCATTCGTGGAATTGCAGTATATGGATCACCTGTACCAGCTGTTAAAACTGCTCTTGTCCCTTCAACTAGAGCTAAAGCTCCTTGAACTGTTTGAAAAGTTGCTGCTTCTTTTGAACCTTCATCATACATAGAACTCAAAGCCCCAGCAATATTTGAATATCCAAGTAAAGTTGCACTTATATTTTTTGAATCCAAAAGAGACTTATCTTTTGTGTATTTAAGATCAAGTTCTTTTAGTTTTTTACTATCACTTGCATACTTTAATTTATTCTTCTCATACTCTGTATTTAGTTTATTTTCTGCTTTTAAATTTGTAAGATTTAGTTTAGATAAATTAGCTGTTGCACTTGCAATATTATTTAAACCTGCAGCTGTTCCTGTTAGATTACTATTCCAATCATTTGTTGCATTTATTAAATCTATTTGAGACTCTAATATATCTTGATATGAGTTTGAAGTTTCATCTAAAATATTTATTTGATTTTCAACACCTAATCGTTCAAGTGTTTTTTTATAGATTTGTGTTTCAAGTTCAAGAAGCTTTTGTTTATCTTCAATAGGTCTATTTAAACCTTGAATATCTAAAGCTTTTTGACTATAAGATATATTTGCTAACTCAAATTCTTTTTCGTAAGAATCAGATTTTAATTGAACTAATCTTTCATAATAAGATAAATCTTCTTTTGAATCATCAATAACCTTTTTTGTATTTAGCTCATCTATTAGTTTAACTTGTGCTGCTAAAACATCATTTATACTTACTCCAGATTCAAGCCAAGATTTTGTTTGTTCTGTTATTACAATTAAAGATTTTTCATAATCATTCATACCTATTTTTGAAATATCAAGATATGCTTTATTTAGGTTATCTAAATTTTTCTCTTTAGATTTTATATCTTTTTCACTACTTTTATTTAAATCCGATATTTCTTTATTCCAGGCTTTTATTAATTCTGTTTCATCTTTTTTTGCTTCTTTAAAAGCCTTTTGTGCCTTTAAATACTTTTGATTTATTTCATCAATTTTTAAAGATGTTGGATCAAGTGATTCTTTTATCATTTTTTCATAAGATTCTAAATCTACTATTCTTTGAGTATTTTTTAAATCTTCATCTTGTTGTCTAATTTTTCCTAATTTAACAAAAACGATTTCTAATTCAGCATTTAACTCTTCTAGTTTTTTCTTCTGTGTACTATCCCACATAAATTTATCATTTTTAACTTTACTTATCTCACCTAAAAGTTTATACTGTTTTAAAATTAAATCATCATAGCTATTAAGACTTGAAGCCCCAAAGAGTTCTATATTAACTTCATTCATAACTTTTGCTAAATTATTAAATAAAGATGTTACTGTAGGTATCTTAGATTCTAAATAATCAAAAGGTAACTTCATAATATTTTTTGCTAAAGTATCTTTTGCATTTCCAAGCTTTGCTATCTTAGAAGAATAACTATCTAAAGATTGAAAATCTGATAATTTACTCTTAAATAAAGCTACAACATTTGAACTCTCTTTTATTGCTTCATTTGTTAGACCGATACTCTTTAAAAATCTTCCTAAATCAGAGTTTGCAAGAACAGTTCCATCTGCTAAACCATCAATCCCTGCAATAATTGAATTAAAATCAACCTTTTCACCAGCGGCAATAGCTAATTTCTCAGTTATATAAACCATATCTTCAACACTAGCACCAGTTTTTTGCATACCAAGATACATAGTGTCATACATCTTTACATTTTGCTCAAAAGATAATGATGTATTTAGTGAAGCTTTCTGTAAAAGTTCTAAACTTTTTGTAGCTTCAACATTTGCTAAAGAATATTTTTCTTGAGTTGAAAGTTGTTTTCCTAATGCATTCGTATTACTCATAACAACTGCACTAGACATAGTAAGAGAGTTAGTTAAAGTTTGAAATGTTTTATTTAATTCCATTCCTTTATCTACAAGTTCTCCAACAGTATTCTTCAAAGTTTGAAAACCAATGTACCCTTGTCCTATTAGATTTATTCTTTTTAAAAAAGTATTGGCAAAAGAATCTGCATTATTAAAGTTTGTAGCCAACTCTTTCACTTGTTGAGACATTAGTATTAATTCTTGTGATTTTGCATCAATTTTTATTTTTAATCTAACTTCTTCTGCCATTTTTTTACCTTTAACTAACAACTCTACTTTTCACATTTTTTAATATCTTAAAAACTTCTAAAGTTTCATAATCTTCAACTTCACAATAATCTTTTACTATTTGATAGTCTATTTCTACACCAAAACCATTTGATTTTATTGCTAAACTATAAATATCAAAAAGTATTATTTCAAAATCATTTTTTAGCTTATAGGCAAAGATACCGTTATCTTTACCTTGTACTTTTAGATATCTAACTAAACTATCTACTTTTTTTCAACAGCCTCTTTTAAAGCTTCTTGAATATAAATATTTATAACTGCATAAGATATTCCTGCATCTTCAATAGCTTTTTGGAAATCAATTTTTCCATCACCAATAACACAAAGTTCAAACTGTTTTTTATAATATTCTTCAACTACAGCATCAATATCTTTTATATCTTTATCAATATTTTTTAACTCTTCTTCTAAAGCAGATATTTTTTTAACTAACTCTTTTTGTTCAAAAAATATTTTTGCTTTATCTATTAGGTTTGTATCTTTAACAATCTCTTCATTTAAAGCCTTAATCTCTTTAAGATCTTTTAATTCAGCTCTTTTTGAATCTATTGTTTCATATGTCAAAGAATTTTCATTTTTAAAGTTATCAAGTTCAATTTGAGTTTGCTTATTTACAGATTTATAAGTAAATTTATAAGTTATATCATCTATCATAAGAGATAAATCATGTTTTGTTCTTAAAGGATTTAATTTACTCATATTATGCTCCTATTTTCATTCTATACTCTTTTGCATATCCATTATCTGTTTTTAAAACAGCACCTTCAAAACTTAAAGTTGCGAAATTATCTGTAATATAAGGTAATTCTCCAGTTGGAGTAACTGCTGCATTAAATACAACTAGAACTGGTTTAAATGCTCCATCTTCATCACCTATAAATTTAAATTGACCTTCAATAATAGGTTTTTCACCTATTTTTATTACAGGAACAGTTGTTAAAGTTGTTGCAGTTGTTCCATCAGGTAGAACATCACCTATATCAAACTCTTCATCTTCTATTATTCCAAGCATTGCCATAGCCATATTATTTAAGTTTATTTTTTGAGTTGTAAACTTCAAACTTCCAGTTATATTTGTAGGTACTTTTTCAACTAATTTTTTCATAGTATTATCTTTACTAAAAGCTTCAGCTGTTTCAACACCAACATTTAAAGAGGCTTCTTGAATTTCACCAATTTCAATTTCACTTGCACCAATTCTATTTTCTGTAAAAAATAGTTTTCCACCTCCGATATATCTTTGTCCTTCAGTAATCATTTATTTTCTCCTGTTGTTAAATTTTTAGTTTCAATTTTTTGCTCTTTTACTTCTTTTATCTCTTCAGCTGCTTTTACTTCAATGAGTTTTTTTGCAACAACATCATCTATTTCTACAATTTTTCCTACTTCAACTGTTTTACCTTTATGATTTAAAGGTTTTAAGGCTTTTAATTTCATCTATTATATTTCCTTCCAAATTTTCCCCTGGGAAATTTATCTACATAAAACAGTTATAAAAACTGCACTATTTTCCATATCAAACTTTTCATCTACTTCAGAACCTGAAAAAGTTATTTTAGGTTCTTCTAAACTCAAGTTTTTTGCACTTTGTACCATTTTCAAGGCATTCTCTTTAGAGTGTTTAAAAATAACTGCAAAAATAGAGTTATGTTCTAACCTTGAAACTGGCTCTCTTTTTATAATTTCTATAACAGGTGCTTTTATCTCATTTGGGATAATTGCTACTATTTTTTTTTCAGCTTCTTCTTCTGTTAAGTTCATCAAATAACCTTTATAGATATAGAAATTTGAAAATCTTTTTCAAAAGAAAAGCTTATAACAGTGTATTTTTTACCTTCTATTTCCAAGATATCACCCTCTTCTATATTTTCAAAATCATCTGCTCTGGCTTTTATCTTTTCAAAATTCACTTCAAAGAACTCTACGTCTTTAGTAAATAAAACTCCTATTTCTTTGGCTTTATAAATACACTTTTTAGCAAATTCATCAAAATTATAAAAAACTTGTAAATCAGCTTTTAAAGTATCTTTAAAACTCATACATTTATCTTTACTTCAACCATACTAGCAACTGCACCTTTAGAACTTATGGCTCTACCTGCATAGATATTATCATCTGCTGTTTTTGTAATCTCTTTATTTGTATCATCCCAATAAACAGTATCTCCAACAGAAATAACATCAGTTGTTTTTGCTTTTATAATCCAAACTTTTTCAACTTCAACAGAAATTTCTTCACCTGCTAAACCACTATTTACAGCAATTCCTATCATGCTAACACCAAGGGGGATAACATCACCAACAGTTACATCTTTCGTGCAAGTATAAGTTATCACTCTTCCATCATATTTTTCTACTGCTTGTTTTACTATACTCATAATTAAGCTCCTAAATTTTTATATAGACCTCTAAAGTCTTCAACAACTACACCAAAATCAAATAAGCAATCATATTCGATACCTCCTCCACTTTTCATTCTTTCTTGAACTATTGGTTGCCCACCAGTTCCTGCAAGAGTTCCAGTTTTTATTGTTTTTCTAGCAGCTGCTAAATACCAAGGATTTGCATCTAATTCACTTTCAATAATCAAATCTAAAGAGTTTTTGTGGATATTTGTAACTCCTGAATTTTCTCCAACTGGGCTAGATTCACTTGTAAGTAGTTCTTTTGCTGCTCTTTCATTTTCTGGACTTACAATTAAAAACTTTGGATTTATATTTAAAGCTGTTTTTCCATCTAACTGTCTTCTCATTCTCACTCTTGCTTCACTTAGAGCTTGACTTGTTAGTGCAACACCGTTATCTTTATTTTTATGTGAGTTATCAAAAAGTGGTTTATTATCGCTCATCTTATAGTTTTCAAAATCACCTTTTGATTGTAATAAATCATAAACTATTCCATTTGCAGTTCTTTTTGCCATTTGTCCAAATTGTCCTATGATATTTGAAAAAGCTCCTAAATCATCATTGATTAGCATTTGTCTAGTAAATGAAAATCTATTTCCAAAACTTTCTAACTTCCAAGCTTCTCCACTTTCATCTAGTTCAAGATTTTCAAACTCACCTTTTTCTTTGATTTTTGCAAGTCTTCCATTTGGATTTTTGATACTTACATCAGTTTGAAGTTTGAAATTTGGTAAATCAACATTTGAAGTCCATAAATGATAAGTTCCTTCTTGCTCTTCAAAGTTTGAAACTAAAACTCTATTTGCAACATTTCCAAGCAATAAAGTAAATTGATCATTACTCATAGCTCTTTGTGCAATATCTAATCTATCCATAGAATTTATACCTAAAGCATATCTAGCCATATCAGTTAAAGTTGCACCTCTAAAGCTATTTTCTTTTAAATCTACATTTACTCCACATCTAGCAATAATTGAATTCTCAATATCTCTTATCATATTTTCTTGGTCTGGAATACCACCTACAACAACAGTTTGAGAAGCTCTTACATTTTCATCAATAATTGCTTTTCTAACTTCATCTATTGAAACACCAGTTTTTACAAATTCAGAAGCTCTTTCTAAACTCAATTGTCCAGCACTTGCTAAATCCATAATTTCAGCTGTTCTTATTTGCTCATTTTTTACATCATTTGTATTTAAAGCCCTTTTTGATTCTTCTTCCATTTTTTCCAACTGCAATTTTCTTGTTTGTTGTTCAGCTGTCAAACCATCAACAATAGTTCTTAACTGCTCTAACTCTTTTTTTAACTCTTCATTCATAGAATCATCTCCTTTATTTAAATTTAATTCACGACCTACAATCGCACCTCTATCAAAACCAATACCAACTGCACTAAGTTCAAATATCTCATATTCTGTTACAGTTACAAGCGTTGGTTCACCTTTTCTCTCTTGTATCGTAGTAGATAAGATTCTGTAACCAATAGAACAATCAGTTAAGATTCCATCTACATACTTCCTAAAGATTTTCTCACTTGCTTCATCAGTTGCAAAAACAACATCAGCCTTTAACTTTCCATCTTCTACTCTTACATTTCCAACTCTACCAATAGCAGAATCAACACTCCTATTATGGTCCTTAAAAAATGTTTTTAATCTTTCAACTCTAGCTCCATTAACATCAAGTTTTTCAATAAAAACTTCATCAGTCCACCAGTCATACCTTTCACCTTCATTATTTTGAGAAATAAGGATAAAAGATATAGTTCTACTTTCTTCATTTATTGCATTTTTATCAACAATAAAATTTCTTTGAGTATTAAATCCAGCTAACTTTCTTTGCAACTCTTCTTTATTTTTCACATTACCTCCTTTTTAGATTTATCTTCAATTTCTATTGGGTCAAGTCCAGCTAATTTTCTTTTTTCAGCAATTAATTTTTCTTCATTTATTTGTTCTTCGATAATATCTTCAAAGTTTCTACCCTTTCCAGCAGCTGCTCTTGTTCTACTATTTAGTCCTAGTTTGATTTCATATTCGATTGATTTAATATCTTTAAGTGGATCAACCCACTCTCTTGTTGGCATAATCCAAACTGGCTTTATATATTTTTCTTTATTGCTCCAATAATCATTTGGAACTTGTAAAGCACCACTTAAAACAACACTATCCATAAACATTTCAAACATTGGATTTAAAGCATCTTCTACAAGCAATATTTGTTCATCATCAAATCTTTTATTGTCTTGGATTAAACTTGCTCTTGCACTTGAAAAATTTACTTTTGAGTAATCTCTAATAGCTAGTTCATAAGATATATCTCTTCCCGCTGCTATTATTCGTATAGTATTTATTATAAAATCGTTGTAGCTATTTCCTAATTGATTTGATTGAATACTTTGAACTTCTTCTCCAGGGCGAAGATATTTAATCATCCCTGCAGTTATCTCTTTTATAGGGTCGCTACTTCCTTGTTTTTGCCCAGTTTGTTTATCTCCAAATATATTCCCACCAACATTTGAAGTTTTTATAAATGTCGCAAAAGATGCTAAAATCCTGTTTTTTATGATTTCACTATCGTTGTAAGCTTGAAAATCTTTTAAGTTGTTTATAGTTTGTGCATAGTCTGTAATACCTCTATATTGAGTAGCTCGTTCACTATCATAAAAATGTATGATATTTTTAGATTCAAATCTTTTTGAATTAAAACTATTAACTTCTGTTTTAAGATGGTATGCTATAGGTTTTCCAAAACTATCTATCTCAATACCACTAAATATAGTATTTTCTTTATTTTTCTTTTTTGAAATATCTAGTTGGTCCACTTCTACCATTTGAAATTTTAAAGGGAATTTTTTATCTTTTGTCCAAACACAATTTATAAGAGATTCTCCATCTACAAGTTTTGCTTTTAAAAGCAGTTTTTGAAACTTTCTAAAAGAAGCTCTACCAGTTGCATCAAAGTTTTGTTTTTTGATGAACTCATTCCACAAAGTTTCTATTTTTTCATTAAAATCTTCAGCATTTTTTATTTCATTTTTATTTATTCTTGATTGTAAAGATATACCAGAACCAATAACATTTTTTATAATAGAGTTATCTATACTTTTACAAATAGGATTATTTGCACTCAACCATCTAGCTCTTGCTCTTAACATATCTCTATCACTTGAAGCTTGAAGTTCAAAGTGATTGTTTTGGATATTAAAATCTCTATTTAGTCTAGTTTGTTTTGCACCTTCATAAAATGCTCTTTCATAAAACTTTCTAACAGTCCCAAAAGTTGCTATATTTGAAGCCCAAAGTAAAGTTCTAGCTATTTTGTTCATTACACAAAACTCACATAAGCAGTATCACCTGCAGGGCTAGTATTTTGTCCCTCGATATAGTTTCTACCATATCGCTCTATTTTTTCTAAAAGTCTATTTCTCTCAGCATAAAGTGTAGAAAGCTGTCCACGAACAAGTTGCTCACCTGAACCAGTTTGATAAGATTGTGATTCTTCAGCTTTATCTATTTTTATGAGAATTGAGTCGTATATTTCGCCTAAAGTTCTTGACATTTTTACACCTTTTATTTTTCTTGGTGCAATTTTGGCAGAATCAATAATCTTTTTTTAGGGTAGGATTTTCTACCCTACAATTTTTTTAAAAATTATGGTATGTAGGTTGTAGTTTTTTAAGGTAGCAAAAAAAGGTTGTAAAGTATTGAGCCTATAGTCATTTATAAAAATTGTTAAATTTATATTTACAAATATTTTCATAAGTAGATATTAAATTATATATTAATTTATAAATTATGGTATTAAAATTATTTTTTTACTCTAGCATTTTTTAAAAAAACATGTTAGCATAGTGACTTAAAATTTAAACTAAGGATTAACCATGTTTACAGAACAAAATATTGAAGATCGAGTTAAACAATTATATAAAGATATAATCAAATTAGAAAATGTTAGTTACGAAATTGAATTGTCTAAGAATGGAAAAGAAGCAACAGTGCATTTTCTAACTAATTTGAAAGATGGAGATACTTTTACTGAAAGAGCTTATTTTGAGTTAAGAAAAAACAAAAATGGTCAAAAATATTGGTATATGTCTCGTGATTGGAATGACTAAACAAAAGAATAAGATTCTTTTGTTTACCCAAAATCAACCATATTCATCTCTCTTTCTATTTCCATATCAAAATCTACAATATTTTTAGCAATTTTTTGCAAATCTGATATTTTATTTAGAGTTCTTTCATATCTATATTTCATTTTATATAGCTCTTTTTCAGCTTCAACTCTTCTTTTTTTCTCATTTTCAAATTGATTTATAGCCCATCTTTGAAGTTCAGTACCATCTGTTCTTAAAATTTCAAGATATTCACCATAAAAAATATTGTGTTCTTGTAGCCATTTGATAAAAGTTTCTCTATTGAACTCATTTGCACTTCTATTTAAAATCTCTTTATTTCTTTTAAATAGTAAATCTAGCTTTTCATCAAAACTTTTATGAGTGATTAAAAACTGTTTTGATTTTAGTTCATCAACATCATCTTCAAGATTTTCAAATCTTATTTTAGATTTTTTCTTCCATTTATCAAGTTCTTTTCTTAAATCATTATTTGCTTTTGTAAGTCCTCCAACTCTTCCACTTAGTTCGTGGATATTTGGGTTTTCTAATTTTTCTTTCATCATAAAGAAAGCTTTTACAAGATTTTTCTTAAAAGATTTAACAACTTCACTATTTCTAAGATAAGTCATAAGCAAAGTTGCTTGTTGTTCATTTAACCAATATGTTTTTTGTTCATTTATTGCTCCAGCTGAATTTTTTACTTTTTGTATTTCAAATTCTAAAACTCCAAATTCTTGAAAATCTTTTAAATTGTTATCTATTAAAAGTCTTATACTTCTTTGTTCATTATTAGTATTTTCTGAAATTACTCTATGAGAAACTTTTGGTTCACTACTTACTATTTGAATTAAATTTTTCATTATTGAAACTCCCATCTATTAAATCTATCTGCTATCTTTTTCATAGCTTCAAAGCTACCAACTTTCAAAATTCTACTTCTACCACTTTTATTTATAACTTTAATGCTCATATTATTCATCCTTATCTCATTTTTTATTAACTATATTTACAATTATTACATATTTTATTAAGTATGTCAATAGATAAACACATAATTTATTAATTTTATGATAAAATATCTCACAATATATTAAGATGTCATTTTAAATGACTACTGTCCAAAACAAAGGTTTTATTGTGAATTTTAATGAATTTGAAGAATTATTAGAAAAAGCAAATTTAAGGAAAAGTGAGTTTGCAAATTTAGTTGAAATGAATACAAATAGTGTAAGTAATTGGAGTTCATCTAATAAAATACCACCTTGGGTTAAATCTTGGCTTGAAAATTATATAAAAGCAAAAGATATGGATAAAGTTGTTGAAGCTGTTAAGCCACATATTAAATAATATTAGTATAATTATTTAATTCTTTATAGGGGAAAATTTGAAAGAAAAATTTATAATTAATATTTTAGTTTTAATAAAAATTATGAATGGAAATAAATACTTATGAATCAAAAAACTGCAGTAGATATATTTAGTGGTGCTGGTGGTATGAGTATAGGCGCTGTAATGGCAGGGATAACTCCTATTTTAGCAGTAGAATTTGACAAGTATGCTGCAGATACATATAAAACAAACCATCCAAAAACTAAAGTACTTCAAAATGATATTAAAACTGTAACTCCATTAGAACATGTAAAGAAACACCCTTTTATTCTTTTTGGTGGGCCACCATGTCAAGGATTTTCTGTAGCTAATACTAAAACTCGTAACTTAGATAATCCAAATAATTGGATGTTTCAAGAATATTTACGATTTGTTAAAGATTTGGAACCTAAATGGTTTTTATTTGAAAATGTAGTAGGATTTAAATCCTTTAATCAAGGTAAATTTGCAATTGAAGTAGAAGAAGAACTTAAGGGCTTGGGATATGAAACAAATTCAGCAGTTTTAAATGCTTCAGATTTTGGGGTACCTCAAGATAGAAAAAGGTTTTTTATTGTAGGGCATAGAATAGATAGTGGGGGCATAAAATTCAATTTTGATGAACTTCCAAAAACAAAAAATAAAGTAACAGTAGGTGATGCATTAAAAGACTTACCATCTTTAGTTAATGGAGATAAAATTGAAAAAGCACATTATGTTAAAGAAGCAAATAATCAATATGTTAAATTAATGAGACATAAATCGAAACATGCACTTCAAAATTTTGTAACAGAAAATAAATCTCATATAATTGAAAGATATAAAGTTATTAAACAAGGTGAAAACTGGCAAGCTGCTAAAAATAGTGGATTATTAAAAACTTATTCCAGTACAAAATATACGCATAGTGGTATTTATAAAAGATTAGAAGAAAATAAACCTGCAGTTACAATTGCAAATTATAGAAAAAGTATGTTAATTCATCCTAATGAAGATAGAGGGCTTTCTTTAAGAGAAGCAGCAAGACTTCAAAGTTTCCCAGATAACTTTATTTTTAAAGGAACCTTGAGCTTCCAGCAACAACAAGTTGGAAATGCAGTTCCACCTTTGTTAGCAAAAGTAATATTTAAAAAAATTTTGGAGTACAATATATAAATGTGGACTGAAACTGATATTGAAAAACACTTAAATGAAAAAATAAAAGAATCATCTGGTTCAATGTTAAATAGTAATTCTTATTTAATTAATTATAATACTGTAAAAGATTATTTTATAAGAGAAGTTTATCCTAACATTTCTAAAATTGAACCCCAGTTGACTGATCATGGAGAAGTTCATATTCAAAATGTGCTTCAAAATGCATATGATTTAATTAAGCAATCAAATACTTCTTTATCTGGACTTGAGTTATATGTTTTGTGCATGTCTATATTAGTACATGATATAGGAAATTTATCAGGGAGAGAAGGACACGAAGGTAAACTTAAAGAGTACTTCAATAGTGATACTTTTAGTACGTTAGATAAAAAACATATAATATTAATTAGCCAAATAGCAAAAAGTCATGGTGGAAAAGATTGTGATACAATAGAAAAAATTACAAGTAAAGATTTAGATGGAAAAGAAATTAAAGCACAAAAAATAGCTGCTATCTTAAGATTTGCAGATGAATTAGCTGAAGGAACACAACGTACATCAATGTTAATGCTTGAAAAAGATTTTATCGAAGAAGAAAACAAGATGTATCATATATATGCTTCAATTTTAAATAGACCAGCCATTATTAAAGATACAATTACTCTAAATTATTCAATTTATTTAGATAATTCTTTGGTTAATGATTTAGAAAAATTATTAGTTTTTATTCATAAAAGAGTGCAAAAAGTATATAACGAACTACTTTATTGTGGGCACTATTGTGATGATATATCAAGTATTAAAAAAATTTCGGTGACTATATCTTTATTTGAAAATAAAAAAGAATTTGATCCACTTAGTATAAATAATCAATTATTAAAGTTTGAATTATCTGGACAAAGTGTTCATTGTAGCAAAAATTTTGATTTTGAATCAAACTATTTCGAGATTATGAAACATATTGAAACATTAAATATTAAAAATGAAGATAACAATACAAAATAATAAAAAAGGTTTATTGCTATGAATAACTTAGACAATTATAATCCATTTATACACGATGCAGCAACAAATTTATCAGAAGAAATCATCTCAGAACTTTATATCGATATAGAAGATTCAGAAATGATTGAAAGTCAAAGAAATGTTTTTGTAACAGGATATAGAGGTTCTGGTAAAAGTATGTTATTAAGACATAATACTTTTAGTATGAGATATTCTAGAAACAAACACTTAGATTTTATAGGAATTTATGTTTCTTGTATGACTCCATTTTTTTCACAAAAAGAACATCTATTAGTTGATGATAATTTTCAAAAAAAGATTGTAGACGAACACATGTTAGTTTTAGTAATGGCTATAAATCTTATTAAATCCATTAAAAATGATTTGTTATCATTAGATGATGAATCAAAAATTATTCAAGAGTTAAAATATTATTTTGATATTGATAGTAGTTCATTAGATGATTTTTATCGATTTTTAAATAAAGAATTATTTAATACTCAAAAAGAAACAAATAATTCTCCCGAAACTTTTTATAAAAATGCATATACATTTTCATCTTTAATTTTTCCAATTATTGAAGCTCTTTCTTCAATAGATAAATTATTCAATACAAGATTCACTTTTTTAATCGATGATGGACAACTTTTAAGCGATTTTCAAAAAAGAAGTTTAAATTCTTGGATTTCTTTTAGAGATACTAGAAAAATAAATTTTAAAGTTGCAATTACTTCAACAAAAGAGTATGCTTTTTATACAGATACTAATAGTGTAATTTTAGATAATCATGATTATGTAGTAGTTGATTTAGAAAAAAATTTCTTTGGTAAAGAATCAAATTATTACGAATTTGCTAAAAAAATTATAGAAAAACGACTTGATAGATTTGGTTTGAATAATAATAAAGCTGAAGACTTTTTCCCGGAAGATGTTAATTTTAAGAAAAAAATTGATGAAATCAAAGAAAATTTTATACAAGGTATTTATCCAGAATTAAAAGATAAAACAGAAGAAGAAAGAAAAACTAGAGCATCAAAATATACTCGAGCAATATATTTCAGTGAAAGGTTAAAAGTATCAAAAGCAAATAATCCAACAATTGCATATACTGGTTTTAATACTTTAGTCAATATTTCTACAGGTGTTATAAGAAATTTATTAATTCCTTGTAGCACTATGTATGAATATGAAAAAATTAAATCTGGAATAGATAAAGTTGAATACATTCTTCCAAAAACACAGTACGAAGCTATTTTAAACGAAAGTCAAAAGAAATGGGAAAGTTTGAAATATTTAAGTGTTCAAATTGAAGGTTGTGATGAAGAAACGTCCTTAAAAATAGAAAAATTTCTTAAAAATTTTGGGAATAAACTTAAAAGTTTATTATTAGATCCATCTTCAACAGAAAAACAAGTTCTAACATTTACAATAGAAAAACTTGATGATTATCATAATAAAAATAATATAAAACAAATACTTTTAATTGCTGAAAAAGCTGGTCTGCTATACTCAAGAATTGGCCCAGGTAGAAATTCAAATCGTACTACTTGGTACACGCCAAATAGAATATTATGGACTGATTTGGGATTAGATCCAGTTGGACAAAATGGACGAATAAATATTAGACCTGAAGATTTTGAATATATGACAGAAAAAGAAATAGACTATACAAAAAATCAAAAAGGATTATTCGATGAGTTATTATAATACATACATTACTTTTACGAGTTGGGAAGAAAGATTTTTAAAATCATTTGAAAAAGATACTAAAGAAAATAATTTTGAAAGAATTATTCTTTTAAGTTTTGAGAATGGTCATCATTTAGAAAAACAACAAGAAATTATCAATCAAGTACAAAAATATAAATCTCCTTTAAAAATTACATATTTAACTTTTTCAGATGATATTAAAATTTGGAAACAATTTAAAAATGAGTTATTTAATAATGAAAATAATAATTTTGGAAAAGTATTATTAAATATTTCAACAATGCCTAGAAATGTAATTTATTATTTATTACATTTCTTAGATTTAAAAAATATTCAATATACAAGTATATATTATAAAGCATTTGGACATAGTGAAAAACTTACAAAAAATCCTTTAAAGCCATCTTTGATTTTACAACATTCTGGAATATTTGAGTTAGAAAAACCTACACTCTTAATAGCATGTGTAGGTTATGATGAAAAAAGAGTATTTCAGCTTTATAACCATTTTGAGCCAAAAGAAGTAATTTTACTTATGGAAAAAGAACATATAAGTACAGTTAATTTAGATACAAACTTTGATTTTTCTCTAATACCTAATCGTATTATTGAAGATATTAGCTCTTTTTTACCAAATAATATTTATAATAAACTTGAAAATATTTATAATGAAAAGTCATCTACTTATAATATTTTACTTTGTTCTTTAGGTCCTAAACTATCAACAATAGAATTTTTTAGATTTCAAAAAACTCATACTGAGTGTGGGTTAATTTATATAGGATCTAAAGATTATTGTAAAGATTATTCAAGTGGAATAGATTTGGATAATCCTATTTTAGTTTAATAGATTATCTTTATTGATAAAATAATTTAATATTACAAAAATTATATGTACAGATATGTAAAGTTTATTCTTAGAATTTAAAATAGATATTAAATTCAAGATATTTAGTAGTAAATTTCCCATGGGAAATTTACTCTTCTTCTATATCAGGATAATCACCTTTTAACTTTTCAAGAGTTTCTTTATATAGATTTGGAGTAGTCATAAGTCTTTCTATAGCTGTTCCAAGAGCTATTTCTTCATCTAACATTATTTGATTTATAACTTCAAGTGTTCTATAACTCAAAGATGGTTTATTTTTTAGATTATCCCTTTTATCCCACCAATTTTTATTTATTAGATGATTTACAGCCATTAGTAGTTATCCCTCCAATCACTAAAAGAATTTTGTTCTATTATCTCTTTTTCTACTCTTTTTATAGAATTTAGCTCTTCTTCAACTCTTGCATTAAACTCTAACTCTATATCATCCCAGTCAATACCATTTGGATAGTATTGGTTTTCTAGTATTCTAAGAGTTGCCATAGCATATACTCTTAAATCTAGTGCTTCGTTTCTTGCTCTAAACTTTTTCCATCTTCCAGTTGTTTTATCTTTTGCTTCGCCTGTAAGCTGTTTAAAATGTTCTTCATTATACTCAGGTTTTTTTGGATAGTGCATATATCCTGGACCAACTTCTTTTGTAGTAAGTTGTCCATAAACTACATCTTTAGCACTATTTACTCCTATCATATAAAGTCGTAAGCTTCCATCTTTATTTTTTGATATTCCAGATTTTAAGATTGGAGTTTCTACAGAGTTATCACCTTTCATACAAAATACATTTTGTTCCACTCTTGTTTTACAGTAGTTGTAAACATAATCTGTCCTATGCCCTCCACTATCTATTCCTAAGCCTAAAATCTTCATATCTATACCACTTTCGTGTTTGTAACTGCTTTCTAAAACACTATCTAGCTTTTGCCAAACTCTTGGGAATTTTGGATCACCTTCAAGGATTAGTTTTGCTATGCTCCAACTCTCACCATACTTACCCCACCCTACAACTTCAACTTCTAACCTATCATCTTGAGTATCTACACCTGCAGTTAATATATATGCTCCATTTGGTACATCAGCTGCATAATCTTCGTGTCTATTTAAAAACTCTTTTACATCAAGTTTTTCAATCTTTTCTTCCCAAACATTTGCATCTTTTGTATTTACCCAACCAGCCATTTTTATTGAAATCTTTTTTTGTTTTTGTTCTTTCCTTGCATCTAAAAAACTTTGAAATATTTCATTCCATTTTGCAAATGGTGAGTAATAACTAGGTACTCTATATCCTTTATGCTCTCGTTCAGGATATTTATGAACATATCTAGCACCGTTTTCTTTTTTCATCATCTCATATTTTTGATGTTCTTCTATGATACAACCATTATTAGAACAAATAAAAACAACATCATCTGTAAGCCTATACTCTTCATCATAAGAAAATTTAAAACCATCTCTTTCAAATACTACATCTTCACCACAATATGGACATTTCATAGTATATAATGCCTGTGAAGATGATTCATATTTTGGTAATATCTTAGAATTGTGTTTTTTACCTGGTGATGAATTATTGTAAATCTTTTTATTGTTAGGAAATGCTTCAGCTCTATTTTTTGCTAAATCAAGAGGATCGCCACCTTCTATTTCATCTGACCATCTATCAACATCATCATTTATTACTATTCTTCTACTCATTGAAGCAAATGTTGCAGCTGAATTGGACCAACCAAGAGCTATACTCCCACCTCTAAAAAGAAGTGAAGTGATACTTGAACCATCTTTTGATTTTCTAGCTCTAAATAAGTCTTTTAATCTAGGTGTTACTTTTATTGAAGCCCAAAGCTTTGAAGATGAGTGTGTTCGTACAGCACTTTCTGTTGGTAGAATTTGAAGCATAGGACAAGGATATAAATCTGCATAACAAAATAGCATATTATTCCCAAGTTCTGTAAAACCAAGCTGTGTACCTTTTATAACTGTTATTTCAGCTGTTGGACTTTGTGGAGATAGTTCATAAGCAATCTCTTCTAAATAAGGCATTCTTTCTGTTCTATATTGCCCTGGTTCACTAGAACTCTCACTTGGTAAAACTCTATAAGCATCAGCCCACTCTGAAACAGTCATAAGTGGATCAGGTTCAAAACCCTTTTTTAAATATTCTAATAATTCAAAATTGATATGATTAACACTCATCTTGATAGATTCCCCAATATATATCTAATCTCATCATTTATTATTATCTCTATTTCTTTAATATCTTTTTTTCCAACTACTCGCATAGCCATTTTATTTGGAAGATTCAAAAGCATATCTCTAACTTTTCTAGCTGATTCGAAAAAAGTTTGTTCTACCTCAACCTTTGGAATATACTCTCCAAGTTTAATTTGATAATCTAGTTCAGCAATTTGTCCCATATAATATTCTCTATGAGCTTTTGCACTTGCATAATTAAAATCTTTTAACTCAATATCTTCACCAATTTTAATATTTTTTGTAGCTGCTTCTTTTTTCTTCTCTTCAAGTTCTTTAAAAGCTTCTATTTCTTCTTTTTCTATCTGTTCTCTCTCCTCGGGTGTTAAATCTGCTACCGTCGTATATCCTACATCTTTTTTATCAAATGGTAGAACAGGTTCAATCTCTTCAACTTTATCTTGCTTTAGAGTTTTACTTTTTTTCATTTTATTATCTTCATCTAGTAAATCGAAATCCCTTAATTTTTGTAAAGAACTATTTAAATCTAGTTTTCTATCTAGTCCAACTTCTAAAATACCCTTTTGTACTAGCTTTGATATATTTTGATGTGTACAACCAACAATTTTTCCCAATTCTCTTTGACTAACCCTCATATACTATCCTTTTGGTAATGGCAACTAAAAATTAAAAAGTGGCAACTAACTTTAAAATTGTAAAACTCCATATTAATCGGGGCACGCATTACCCTCGGTAGTTTTAAAACTGGGGAAGAACCTATTTTATTATTTAGCTGTATCAATTGCATTTTTTAATGCCTCCATAAAAAATTGTTTTCCATTTTGTTTATAAACTTTAATTACTGTATCTTCTAAATCAAATCTTTTTTTATATTCAGCTATTTTAACTATTTTAAATAACATAACTGTTCGGTTGAATTTTGTATTATTTCTCTGATATATTCCTGCTTTTGAATATAATGCTCTAGATGGAATTACATAAAAATTAGTATTGTTCTTTTTTAATTCTTCCATTGCAATCTTTGAAGCAGTTCTTTTAAGTCCATTTACAGGGATCAAATATTCATTTTTTTCTAATAAATATTTAGATTTCAAATAGTTTTCTAAGCCTTTACTATGTCGTTCTCCACCTAAAAAGTGCTGTTTTAAAGCATAATAAGTCCATGACTTTTCATTTAAAAATAATTCTGCAACTGGGTTTGACTTAGTTGCTTTTATATATCTTATTGCACTTGGTATATTTTTTCTCTTCCAAACTAAATCACCAAGCGTTTCTTTTTTTTGCTCTTGCATTACTGCAAATGCTAAATTATTAGTTGCAATCATTGCAGCATATGGCAATTGTTTTTTTTCTAAATCTGTCAATTTATTAACAAACTTTTCAATGTCTCTTTGATCTATGATATTTAATTTCATTGAAACTCCTAAATTACGCAACATACTTAATAATTTTAATTCTATTATCTGAATTAAGTTCACTATATCTACTCAATGTCAAACCATAATTCTTATCTTTAGTTACAAGAACTTCTTTATCTTTATCGTATGTTCCTGCAACAAATGAACCATCATTTTCAACACAAATATAAGGTTTACAATAAGCCAAATACATCAAATCATCTAAAAACTTTGATAATCCAACTTTTCTATCACTTTTAGTTTCAGCTGCATACTCTCTATAAATTTTGCTAAGAGTTTGTAAATCTATCAAATCTTTTACTTTTAAATATGCTTTGTAAATATCTTCTACATTTCCAACATTCTTAATCACCATTTTTATTTCAGATACAAATCGATAAAAGTCCTTGTCTAAAAATCCATTTTCTTTTTTATTATTAATATAATTAAAACTTGGTTCCAATTCAATCGTTTCAATCGTTCCACTACTTTCCTGTATAGTCGATATTATAGGCTCTTGATGATGTTCCAATCGTTCCAGTTTAATCGTTCCAATCGTTCCAATAGATTTAGAACATACCTCTCCGTCATCTTCTTTTATTGCTTTTTGATAGTGGACTTTCCTTTTAAGCTCTCTTGCAGCATCAAATATTTCTAAAGCTTCATTAAATTCTTGTACCCAGCGATGAGCTGTACCTTTACCGATTTCCCAAGATTTAGCATAAAAGCTATAACTATTATGTTCACCTACTTCTATATCATAGAAATATTCTATAAAACAACGAGATTTTTTCCTTTTACCCTGATTTCTTAATTCAGATACATAATCGGTTGGAAGTGGTATAGTGTGTGTTCTTAGTTTCATTTATTCCCTTTCTACAATATATCAGTTGGATAGTCATAAACAATCTCAACAAAATCTTTAGAGCTATCTTTTGGAGTAATATATCTATTTACATTAAACTGTTTTAGATGTTTTATTGCACCATAGTTATCTTTGGATAGTTTTATATCTCTTAAATGTAAACAATCAAGGTCCAGTGTTTTATTATCTTTTTTATATATTTTATTTACTTCATAACAAACTCTTGAAGCATCTACAAATGCTCCTGCACCTCTTGTTCTACTTATATTGTCAAATCCAACTGGTTTATTTGAATGATGTAAAAATATAATAGATTTATTCATATCTTTACACCAGTTCATAAATGGCTGCATAAATAGTCTTGCCTGAGAGTTATCATTTTCATCAGCTCCATAAAAAGCTAAAAGTGGGTCTAAAACTATCACATCATAATCTTTTAGTTCAGCTCTTAATTGGTCAAATTTATATCCCATTTTATAAATGCCTTTATTTCGCTCAAGCAATGGTTCTGGAGATGTATCTGTTATAGTTACATTTTCAAATCTATTATCAAGTGGTATATCTAGGATACTATTACAAATCAAGTTCATTCTATGCTTTACAATACTTTCTAAATCTTCACTAAGCCATAGAAATATTTTTTTGTTTGGATTTTCTAATATAAATCTCAAAGCTAATTGTGCGACTATCCAAGTTTTACCAGTTCCACCTGGTGCAGATATTATAGTTATAGTTCCCAGTGGAATAGGAAGCCATGATTTTAAATAAAATTCAGGCTCTTTTTCAACAATACTTAGAATAGAGTTTTTATTAATTGTTAGTATATTGTTATATCTTATCTCATCTTGTTTATCTTTTAAAAATTCAAAAATTTCATTATTTGATAAGTTTTCATTTTCACTATTTCTTTTAAGTTCTAAAGATAATTTTTGAATTTGTCGTCTTAAACTATCTTCTTTTATACCTTTCACATATTTATAAACATCTGTTATAGGAGTAGCTGCTATTATTTGCATAAGTACATTTTGATTTATAGGTTTTTTAGATTTCTTGATTATATAATCTTCATCTATAGGCATTTCATCACGATATAGTTCAAGCATTGTTTCATAAATATCTCTATGAACTGGCAAATAAAAATCATTTGGTTTTAATGTTATAGCTATTTGTTCCATAATAGTTTGATTAAATAGGATACTAGATAGGACTAATGTTTCTGTTTGTACAATAAGATTATTATTTTGCATCTTTTTCCTTTACTAGATAGTAAATTGCACATCTTGAACCATCTTCATATTTTGTTTTTATATTAAGTCCTTCTTTTCTTAACTCTTCTATTCTTTGAGGTAAACTTCTGCATTTGAAATGTTCAACTGCTTTCCAAAAATCAATCTCCAATCCATCTTCTAACCACTCTTTTATTTGTTCTTTTTGAGATTTAGTTTTTCTACTTCGCATTTTCCAACCCTTTTCTAAGATTTTCAATATAAGCTTTTGTATCTTTTATAATTGTTTGCATATCTTTTATTTTGACTGCTTCTGAAATATCAAGTTTCCCTACTTTGATATTTTTATCTGTCTTAAAAAACTTTAAAATATGTAAAGTTTCATTCATCATCAAGCTCCAAATCAAAAGGTATTATTTTTTTAATTGTTTCTAGCTGCTCATTGAGTTTTGTAATTGCTTCCATACCCTCTTTCAGCATAGATTCTTTTTCCTCAACTGATATTTTCTTATCAGCATTTGCTTTTTTTGTAACTGCAAAAAATTCATTTGCCTCTATTTGTGCTTGATCAGCAATAATGTCTAAAAAATCTGCATCTACATAATTCTCACTTTCTGTATTTATCATCACAAATCCAAACATTTCATTTAGATATCTAAGTGGCTCATAATCTCCAGTGATTTCTGCTATATGTATTAGTTCAGTGATAGTTATATCTGTATCTTCCCTACTTCTTTTTAGTTTATTTAGAAGTGAACCATCACTAGCTAAACCAATATTTATTGCAAAAGTAGTTTTATCTATATTAGTTTTTTTACAATATTTAACAATAGATTTATTCACAGATACAAGTAATCCATGCTCTTTTTTTCTTTTATTTCCAATATGCAAATATTCAGCCATTTTTTTACCTTTCTTAGAGTTTCACTCTAAAATGTCCTTTTTTGTTATAATTTTGTTGCAAATAAAAATCAACAAAAAGGACACTTTACAATGAGATATATACATACAAGTGAAAAAACATTAAATGATATTAAAGAAAAGGGTATATCTAAAATAGATGATTTAGATAAAAACCTTTTACCACAACCTTGGAGAGAATGGGCAGAAAAGAACAATTTAATAGTTTCCGTACTTGAACTTGGAACAATCACTTTTACTCCTAATCTTCCCAAGGATAATTAAAATGGAAAAATACAGCTTTTAGCTCTTTCCCTCTTTCTTGTTTAATATCTTTTGATAAATCATTTCCATAATTATCAAAATATTTTTTTAAAACTTTTGCTAACTCTATTTTCATGTTTTCAGGAAAAGTCCAAGCTGGGTCAATAAAATCTTTAATCATCATATTTACACCTCATACTTTTGATTTATTTTTGAGTTTTTCACTCTAAAGTATCCTTTATTTGATATAATCTGTTGGTCGCAAAAAATACACAAAAAAGGACACTTTACAATGAATGATCAAGAACTTATTAAAGTTGCTGTTGAACTAGCAAAGCCTCTTATCACAAAAGCTGATATTTCTTCAAAAAGTACAGATGAGCAAGTTGAATATGCCACAGCACTATTTATTAAAATATACAATAGCTTGAGTGATAAAACTAAAAAATAAAAAAATAGTTCCACTCCAAACTAAGTAGTTTAAAGAGCGAAGAACTTTTATTGTTGCAAGTTCTCTTTGTTCATCTAAGTCATAAATATCTAATTCTTCAATATCTTTCTTTTTTACACTAAGATCTTGTTGTTTGGTTTCTTTTGAACCAAATATATTTCCAGCTTCTATTTTTCTCATTATTTACACCTCGTACTTTTGATTTATTTTTTGGACTTCATTATCACTTACAGAACTTGATATATTTTCAGTTAGATAAGATTTAATATTTTCCCAAGCTTCGAATGGAATGCTATATAATTTATACATCTTAGTAGCGTTTTCAATGGATGGTTTAGTTTTTCCACTAAACCATTGACTAACAGCACTATGAGAAATATTCAAATCTTTTGATATTTTTGTTACTTTAATTTCTTTCATATTGAAATAGTAAGTTATTCTTACTTAATTTAAGTTTAATTATGAAAGATATACTTACAAATAATATGTTAGTATTACTTACATTAATAAAGGTTTTAAATGGATAATTTTGGTAATAGACTAAAACAAGCAAGAAAAGATAAAAAGTTGTCTCAAGAAGCATTAGCTAATTTAGTTGGTGTTAGTAGAAATGCAATTACTAATTATGAAAAGAATAGTAATACCCCTACTTATGATAATATGAAAAAATTATCGTCAATTCTTGGGGTAAATTTAGCTGATCAAGAAACAAATGTTAAATCTGTTCCTATTCTATCAACTGCATCATGTGGTAGTGCTCAAATAAATTGTTTACAAGATGAAAAAATGAAAACTTTTATAAATGAAGATGAGTGGAACAAAGACTTATATGCAGTTGTTGCTTGTGGCGATAGTATGGCAACTGAAATATATGATGGAGATATAGCTATAATAGACCCATTTGTAAAAGTTCAAAATGGAGATATGGTTTATTATAAAATAGATGAAGAAAGTGCTATAAAAGTATTTTTTGAAGATGAAGATAACTATCTTATAAACTTTATACCTTTTAATACAAATGAGAATTTTAAAATAAGAACTATCAGAAAAGATGATAAAGAAACAAAAGATAAACTTCTTTGCCACAAAGTAGTTCATGTTGTAAGTTCTAAAAAAAACAATAGAGCAGCTAGACTAAAGATGATAGGGAGATAAGGATATTACTCCTTATCCTATAACAGTATCCAAAATAAATTATTGATTTATTAAATAATTCATTTTCTCAATATGATGAGATATAGTAAGCTCTTTTAATTTTGGTAAACTTGTTGAAGTAGCAATATTTATTATTTTCTCTAATCCATTTGATTGGTAAAATATCGATGCATCTTCCTTTACTTGATTAATAACATTTGCAATTCTCGATGAATTATCAGGAACTTCTTCAGGAGTACATATATAATGTTTTATACATATGTTACCATCTTCTTTTAATGTCATATGAGCTGCTACTGTAATAGTATTCATATTCCCACCATCACTTTGATTTGGATTCTTTTCAAGTATCGTATAGTCTCCAAAACCAATAAGTCCCATTCTATTATAAATAAAAATATTGTTAGGGAATAAACTAACCGAAGGATAATCTCTGTTTGTTCTCTGCTTTTTAAATGCATCAGAAATAATTACTTTATTTTCTAAACCAAGATTAATAAAACTAAGACTTTGTTCAGCATCAAGCAAAATATGGTATTTAATATCGACTTCATTGCTTGTTATAGTATTCAAACTACTTTCATAAAAAATAACACATTTTTTAGCAATTAAATTATTTTTCTGATTTTCAAAATCTGTATTACTAATACCCCAATAACAGATATCATCAATATTATTATCTCCAACATATGAAGATAATTTTCTATATAATTTATCAAAAGAAATACCACCACTAATTAAACTTTGATTTATTACAATAATTAACTTGTTATTGTTATCAGCAAAATCTTTTATTAAAGCTTGAAACTTTTTATCTATAAAATTATTTATTGCAGATTCATCTGACCAATCAATATTTATATCATCAAATATTGTTTCAACTATTGGAATTGTTTTACTTAGTAAAGAGTGTGTAGAGAGTGTTCTCAGTGCCAAATTTTCAGCTTGTTTATTATACAAATATGGAAAATACATATAAATACCCCTATTAATAATTTATTTATAAGAGTCTATATGCTTATAACTTAAATTTAAATTAATTTAATGAATATTGTTTTGATAATTTTTGTATTAATTTTTCTTTTTGCCAAGAAAGAAGATGCATATTAGATATTAATGATTTCATAGAGTCTGGAACTTTTTCTATAAGTTCATTACCATTTTTTTGTCTTGATTTAAGTATTGTTCTATAAATTTCTAGAGCTTTTGTTATTTCAAGATTCTCAATAGTTTCAAAATCTAAATTTAATTTTTTCAATTCACTTTGATTTATAATATTTCTATAGCTCATGATATCTATACTATTTATCTTAGCTTGTCTGATTTGTTTAATTTTATTATTATAAAATATTTGGACACCAACATCATTAAATTCATTATTATCAAGAAATTCAATAATTTTATTTTCAAATTTTTCTGATGTGACAACAAAAACTCTATCAAATACTTTAATATAAGACTTTAACTGTGACTCTAATCTATAAAAAGAGTCAAACTCTGTTTTGATTTCATATGCAGTTGTTCTACCATTAATTACTAATATATCAACTATATTATTATATAAAGGCACTTCTTGTAAAAAGATATGTTCTGATTTATACTCTTTTTTTAACAATTGAATTAATAAGTGATTTTTATATACATATTCATAAGGATATTTATATATAAATATATTATAAATTTTTTCAAAAATATTAAAATAAGTTGTTCCATTTTCCAAACTAATTTTTGAATTCAATAATAGCTTATTTAGTATTTCAGATTTTTCTTTTGACAATATATCTTTTACTACTCTTTTAGAAAAAAGTTTAGCAAACTGTGGAATGTATTCAAAATCAACTTCTTTATCAATCAAAATTTTTACCTATATTTATAATATTACTTTGTGAAGTATAACAAACATTATCTTTAAGTTATAACAATAATATCATATATTTTAAAATAATGTAAGTTTTACTAACTATTTTAAAATATATTTAAGTAAGTATATCTTACTATTTCAAACAAGCAAATCAAATTTTGCTTTAGGCGAGAGCCTTGATTTACGTTGAATCTAAATGAGCCACTAAACTAGATAGAAAATAGTGAAGCATCTAGGGGTTGAGAGTAATCCACAAACTCGATTTGGTTTTGTACTGCATACCAAGAAAAGTAAAGTGCAGGAACTATTTATATTTGAGTTACCAATTTTGGTGATTCAATAGTAAATAGGAGAAAAAAATGACATTAGAAGAATGTAAAGAAGATTTTATAAGAGAATTAGACAATTTAACTAATTGTGGTAGAGAATATGCCGAATTAGAATGGGAAGCTTATGATAAAGAATATTTAGATGTAAAAAATTGGAAAGATGGTGATGCAAAATCTTTAGCCGAAGAAATTTTTGATAACTGGGATATATAAGCATATAAAGGAGAAAAAATGTTAAGAAAAAAAGAGTATATGAGTCTTATCACATATTTTATTATGGGACTAGGTATTTATTTAGGCTATTACTACACAAATGAGAATATAAATAATATAGGTATTTTTATCACTTGGATTTATTCTATTTTCTTTATTCTTGTGATATTTAGTAAAGAAAATGAAAAAGAAAATAACAAATATTTAAAAATATTTCTAAGAATATTACTGAGTATTTTTATTTTAGCTTTAGCATATAAAGGTGAATATATTCATGCAACAATATGGTTTATTTTTTTATGTCAATATTGAAAATAAAATTATAAAACCATATAAGTACGATAAATAATAAGAGAAAGCCCCAATAAGTATAAAATAACACTTGCAAAGCTGCATTCTCTTATCTCTTTTTCACCATTTATTCTTTTAACATTTGATATATGTCCAAAAGACTCACCAGTAAATGGATCTATTTGATGAAAATCCCCTATTTCTTCATTTGGAATAGTTTTTCTACAAGATATTTCAGCAATAGAAATAAACAAAGCACCTAGACTAAAGAACATAATAGTTTTTGTAAATTCTAAGTCATTTGGAGTGTAAAGACCTATCAAAGCACCTACACAAAGAATAAAAACAGAAAAAGATATTGTCGCTACCATATTATACCACTTTGTAAAATTAAGATTTGTAAATGGATTATCCATAAGTGAGCCTTTGTGTTTGATTTTTTTTTGCTGACAATAATTATATCACAAAGGTTCTCTTATGGATAAAATTTAAATAAAAGGAAATATAAATGCTAAATGAAGTAACAAAACTATGCAAAAATGATTTTAGTGGATTAGTCAAAGAGTACCAGGTTTGGCAATGGGATTTATATGCAGGTGGTTGGGTATTAGCTACATTTAAAACAAAAAAGGAAGCTGAAAAGTTTAGAATAAATAAAGAAAATGAATCCAAAGGCATACCTTGTAAATATACTGCTTTTAGTATTGAAGAAGTTAAATACAATTGAGAGTAAATGGCAAAAAAACTTTTATAATTGCTAAGGATTAAAAAATTATTATTTTGTATAATACAAAATCTAATTATAAGGGTGTAATAATGAGTGAACAAACTTTTGTATTTAAAAGTGATAATAAAGATTCAACAGATGATTTAGGTAGAAAAAATGTTGCAAGTTTGTATGTAAAATTTATAAATGCTTTAGATGGACACCATGTTATTGCACTAGATGCACCTTGGGGGAGTGGAAAATCAACACTTATAGACTATATGTGTAAAGATTTTGAAGAAAACAAAGATATATTTGTCAAATATAATGCTTGGGAAAATGACTATACAGAAGAACCACTATTATCTTTGATGAGTGATCTTAATCAACAATTTCAAGTTAAAAAATATATAGGAAAAGATGATTATAAAAGCTTTGTTCCACATATGGTAAAAGCTACAAAACTATTTACTAAAGGTGTATTAAAAGGAGTATCAAAAGTTATATTAGGTACTGAAGCTACTACTGATATAGGGAATGCTTGTATTGAAGTATCAAGTGCTATTACAGATGAAGTTGCAAATAATATATTTAAAGATATAGATGAAAGCAAAAAATCAAGAAAAGAATTTAAAGAGGAATTAAAACAATATACAAATCAAATTTTAAAAGAAAAAGAAAAAGAAAAAAAAGGAGCTAAACTAATCATCATAATAGATGAACTAGATAGATGTCGCCCTACTTTTGCTATAGAACTTCTTGAAAATATCAAACATCTTTTTGATATAGAAAATATAGTATTTTTTATCGCTGTCGATAATAAACAACTAGCAGAATCTATAAGAGCAGTCTATGGAAATGGTTTTGATGCAGATACATATCTACATAGATTTTTTGATTTTGAACTACATTTAAAAAGAGATTCAATAGGAGATTATTTTTATAAAAAAATAAAAGAAAAATTTATAAATTATTTTCCCAATGCAGATAATTTTGCAAAAGATTCTTCTGAAACTTTCAATCTTACAATACGAGATATAAATAAAATTGTAAATGAAGCATTTATATTAAATAAACTATTTAACCAAGCTTATAGTGAAAATGATACTTTATTTTTTCCTTTAAAAATATTTTTATTAATTTTAATACTAAAATATAAAAACCAAGATTTATATTTATATTTTAAAGAAACTAAAGCAACTTTTAATAATCAAGATTTAATAAATAAATTTGGTACAAAAACTGACATTAAAAGATTTATGGAAACACATATAAATTTAAATAATGATGAGGAAAGTATAAGTTTAATTTTAAAAACTATTAAAAGAATAGAAGAAACACTCTAAACTACTAAAAAGGGAAAAAATGAAAAAAGAATTTAAAATACTTGACTTAATAATATATGTTTTATGGACATTAATCATTATATTTATAGTCCTAAATTTATGTTTTGATTTCCAAAACTTCATTCTAGTTGGATTAGCTGGACTTTTAGCTTCTGCTTCTGTTATGAAAAATATTGAAAATACAAATAACATTGAAGAAGAGAAAGTAAAAAGAGAATTATTCAAGCAAAGAGCAGAAATTATATTTGCAATAGAAAATATGAGTGAAGCGATTCAAAGGCAATTTATGACAGCATCAATAAAGAATATATCTAAAGTTATAAAAGAAACTACAGATAAAATAATTTATGCAGAATACATATTTGAAGAAAAAGATTTTAAACATATAAAACCCATTTTAGAAGCTTCAATAAAATATAACAATGAAAAAGTATTAGAATATGTAGAAGGAATAAATCCAGTAGAACTCTATACAAACAAAATGAAATTAAAAAAAGAAATTGTAGAACTATCAAAAGATATTTCAGATAAATTAAAAAATTCTGTAAAACTATTAAAGTAAAAGTAAGTGTGCACTAGATACTGTAATATCTAGTGCAGGTCTTCAATCGACTATTTTAATTTTTTTTCTTTTTAAAGAAGTCCTTTATCTCTTCTTTGAAAAATAAAAATAACCCAACAGTGATTGGAATAAAAGGATCTATTCCCATCTTGGTCTCTTAGTATTGATATCCAACACACCCGCCCATCAACCACTTTTTCAAGCAAAAAAAAAGCCCCGCACAAAGCGAGGCTTACAACACTAAGCTGAAGACCTTAAAAGTTTTAAGTCCATGTTACAGCACAGACTAGATAATAAACATAAAGGAGGCTAATAATGACTAACATAATTAACCAGTAACTAAATACCTTAAGTATTTACTTATTGAATAACTAAGTTGAAAAAATTATATACTACATATTCTTAGGTTATACTTAGAGTACTAACTACTTTAACATCTTAAAAAAGCATTTTAATATGTTAAATCAAAATCTCAAGCTTTAAATTTTACAAATTAAATACTTAGTTAATAAACAACTTTATATTAATTTTATTATATTTCTATTACTTTATTGGTAGAATATAATTTAATTTTTATTTTAACAAATAACATTATGTATAAAAAACACCTCACTAAACATAAATTAATCTCAAAAGGAGAAAAATGAAAGATTTTATTTTTAAAATCAATAATATAAAATACCAATGTCAATATAAAGTTTTAACTTCAGATTCATCAAAAATAGGAGTTATAATAAAAGGTGATGAAAATATAAGCAATCAGATTGAAACAGTAGCAAATAGATTATATTCAGAAATACTAAAAGAATATGATTTATATAATATAGTTTGGTTTGAATTCTTAGATTATGGGATAAAACAACAAATTTCTAAAGTAGAATTTGAAATCTATACAAAAGAGAGTTTTTTAAATCCAAAATGGGAAAAAATTGATAATATACCTTTTGGTAAAGAAAGATTATTTAATTTAAAACTTCAAGAATATTTAGAACCTGAAATTAATATAATAAAAAAAACTTGTAAAGAATTTAATATGACTCAAAAAGAATTAGCTGAAAAACTAGGTATAAAAGAGCAAAGTTTGAGAAATATGACTTCAAGTAATAAAATTACAGAACAAGTTGAAAAAACTATTAATCTTTTAATTGAAAATAATGAGCTAAAAAAACAATTAACTGATTACAATATACTAAAAGAAGTACTTAAAAATCTAATAAAATAAGTATAGAGGTTTGAAACCGATATACTTTATTAGTACACTAAACTTATAAATCATAACAAATAAGTATAAAATACCTTGACAAATATAACATTATAGTATATAATTTCATCATAAACATACTTTTAAAGGATAATTTATATGGAAAACATACTACAAGTTACTAATAATCAAGTAACCGTTTCAACTTTAGTTATTTCAGAACTTACAGATAAAGAGCATAAGAATCTAAGAGAATTAATAGAAGATAATATATCTGATTTTAATGAATTTGGAATTTTAGAACCATATACTGTAAAACCAAGTAAAGGTTCTCTTGGTGGAAAACCAATAAAATTTTATTTACTTAATGAACAACAATATTCTTTATTAATGACTTATCTTAGAAATAATCCAAAAATAAAAGAATTTAAAAAAAATATGGTTAAAGCTTTTTTTGAAATGAAAAGACAACTTGAAAATAAATCATCAAATAATGATTTAAAAAAAATATTAAATCAAATAGAGAAACAAAATAAAACAATAAAACTTCTTGAGAATGAACTATCTTTATATAAACAACAAGAACAACATAGCTTTAGTGGATATTATGATAGCTCTTGGTTTTACAGGAAAAGAGAAAATCCTTATGCTCTAACTAGAGAGGGATGGTTACTTCTTTTAGATGAGTGTGAAAAAACTCTTGCTCTTGAAAGACAAAATAGAAGATATAAACAACTTCTAATCTCGGGAGTTTCAAGATGAGATTTGGAAAGTTTGTATTTAGTAGTTTTAAAGAATTCCAACAACTTCTAAGTTTAGCGACAGCAAAAGATGTTGGAACAGTTGAAGAATTTGAAAAATTCTTACAATCACATTGTAATATCAAAATTATTAAAAAAATATGAAAGGTAAAATATGAGTATCAATGAAATAAATTCAATAGAAATATTAAATGGAAAAGATTCAATAAAAATTATAATAAATTTATTGTTTCAAAAATATGGAAAAGTTACTCTTGATTCAAAAGAAGTAGCCGAAGTTTTAGGAATATCAGAAAAAAGCCTTGAGAATGCAAGGCTTAATAGTACTGGTATTCCATATACCAGACTAAATGGAAATGCTAGAAGTAAACCTCTATATGATATTACTGCTATTGCAAATGAAATCAAAAAGAGAGAGATAAAAATTGCTAATTAACTATTTAGATTTAATGCAAAAACATTTAAAGAGCCACTATCTGGGCTTAATTTTGCATATCTAAGAGTCTGCTTTATATCAGAATGATCCAATAACTTCATAATCGTATAAATAGGTGTACCTTGAATAGCTAATAAACTAGCAAAAGTATGTCTAAAAGTATGTATAACTACTCTTGATTTTCTATCATCTTGACCTATACCAACATTAAAAAGACTATCTAGTATAGGCTTTAAATGATAATTTAGTGTTGGTTGAGTCATAATATTTTTATTCCCCGAAACTAAATAATCTGCTGATTCTAAATTATCCATCCTACCTTTAATAAACTCTTCATAATTTGGATGTAAATATCCAATATATGTTCTTTTTGTTTTATGATTTTTTATCAATATTGCTTTTGTATCTAGGTTTATATCTTGTTTTCTTATAGATGTAACACTAGATAGCCTTGCTCCTGTTGTAAAAGACAATATTAAAAAAGTTTTTAACATATCAAGAGATTCAAAATGTTTAAATTTTTCGCTATATACATTCTCTATCTCATCAAATAATCTTTTTATCTCATCTAAATTTAAGTATCTCTCTCTATTGTTATCTAGCTTTTGCCTTTTGATTTGTGTTCCAGTTGCTGGATTTTTAAAATTTGTTTTTTTTGTTTTATTTATATAATTGTATGTAGCTCTTATTATGTCAAAAATATGATTTATACTTGCATCACTATAATTTTTTTTGGTTTGAGGGTTTGTTTTATTTAATAAAAACTTTTTCAAATTTTCCATTGTACCATCATCAATTCTATCTAAAGACAAATGCCCTATTTTATCTTTTATATGTCTTTCATATCTTCGTAAAGTTGTAGAATAATCTTTTGTGTTTATTTTTAAATTTTCATAATATAGATTAAAAGCATCATCAAAATTCATCTTTTTATCATTTATAGCAAAAGGCGAATCTTCCTTTAGTCTATCAATAGAAACTCTTTTTGCTCTTATTTTTGAAGCATATACAGCTGTTATTCCTTCCTTTGAAGAACCTACTTTTTCATTAAACTGTTTGCCTTTTAATTTATACCTGATATAATATATTTTTACACCATCAGTATTGGTCCTAAAATATACGCCTGTATGCTTAGTTCTCTCCAA